GCCGGTGAGCATCAATCGCAAAAACAAACCGATCGTAAAGAACGGGGTCAACCTGTACTTTGTGGGCTATGACGAAAGTGTCAAATCATTGCAATATCGGTTAGGAGTTGAGACCGTGGGCCCTGGCTACCTGCACTTTGGCCTGTGCTCAACCGATCAATTCTTGGCGGAGCTGTTCCCCTGGAGGCGGATGCCGCGGCGCAGCAGGGGCCAGATCACGTATCACTGGGAGGCGCCAACCGGGGCGCGAGATGAGGGAGGTGACTGCACCCGCTACGCCTATGCGGTGCTGCAGCTGGTGACCCGTCGCTACACTCCAGGAACCATGTGGGCCCAGCTCGCCCGCACCCTGGGCACCCAGGCGCCGAGGACGGGAGGGGGAGGGGCTAATAGGTTTGGCACTGGTGGGCGGTTTGGGTGAGTATGATGCAGACCATGGCAGGTATCACGCTCGCAACCGCCACAGCGCGGCTAGAGGATTATCTCGATGCGGAGCTGAAGATTCTGTCCGGCCAAGAAAAAACGATTGGCGGCCGGACCCTTAAGCGTGCAGACCTCGCAGAAGTGCAGGCGGGGATTCAGATATGGGATCGCAGGGTGCAGGAGCTGAGCAGCCGGGCCAATGGCCGTGGTCGGGGATTTACCCTTAGGCCCAACTTCTGATGGCAAAGCGCCGCCCCAGCAAAAACCGCCCGCTGGCTCAGGCCCTACCCGCCGAGCTTGACCGCTTAGGCCATGGCGGGATGATGGCATTTGGCGGCATGACCGGCACCAGCAGGATGGCCCGGTCGCCGCGGTTTGCCAACTGGCGTCCACAGTTACTGGATGCAGACGGTGAGGCCGAGTATGAACTGGCCGACCTGCGGGCATTCTCCAGGGATCTGGAGCGAACCGCACCGGTAGCGACTGGGGCGATCGAGACTAGGGTTTCGCACGTTGTTGGAACCGGCCTTAGCCTGCAAAGCCGAATTGACGCCAAGGAGCTGGGCCTTTCGGATGAACAGGCCAGCGAATGGCAAAGCATGACTGAGCGGCGGTTTGGAATGTGGGCAAAATCGCAGTTTGCCGATCGCCATGGCGAGCTGTGTTTCTATGAGCAGCAGCAGCTGGCGTTGCGTTCGCACGATTCCAGCGGTGATGTGTTTGTACTGCTCGGCGATAAGGGCCGCGAGGATTGGCCGTTTCGGCTGACGATGCAGATTGTTGAGGCTGATCGGGTCAGCAATCCAGATGGACGGATGAACAGCGGCACGCTGATTGATGGCGTAGAGCGTGACGGCGACGGCGAGCCAGTGGCGATTCAGGTTTCTCGCTACCACCCAGGCCGACTAATCCCTCGAACCGCCAACACATGGGAACGCATCCCGTACCGGGGCAGTTCTGGCCGCCGCAATGTGTTGCACCTGAAGGAGGTAAAGCGCCCCGGCCAAACCCGTGGGCTGCCGATCCTGGCCCCGATCATTGCCACAATCAAACAGATAACCCGGTACACCGACGCCGAGGTTGATGCAGCGGTCAACAGCGCGGCGCTGGCGCTGTTTTTGCAGATGGACCCAGAGGCCTTTCAAGAAACGACCATTTTCAGCGATGACGAGCGGGCCAAGATTTTGGCCGCCGCTGGTGGCTGGGACGGCACGGTAGAAAGTGGCCGAGCTATAAACCTAATGCCGGGCGAAAGCGTAAGCAGCCCAACCCCTGGCCGCCCAAACCCAAACTTTGACCCATTCTTTGGGGCGATGCTGAATATCTGCAGCATGGGCCTAGGAATCCCTAAGGAGGTGCTAGCCAAGGCCTTTAACGCGAGCTATTCCGCCAGCCGTGCTGCATTAATGGATGCCTGGCGGACCTGGCAGATCAAGCGCGTCTGGCTGGCACAGCGGCTATGCCAGCCTGTCTATGAGGAGTGGTTGGCGGATGCCGTGGCGCTGGGGATCATCCAGGCGCCAGGCTTTTTTGCTGACCCGTTCATCAGGTATGCATGGAGCCAGACGAGTTGGTGTGGCGATGGCCCTGGGGCCCTCGATCCATTGAAGGAGGCCATGGCGGCAGCCAAGCGCATGGAGGAGGGCATTACCACCCGCGCCGAAGAGGTTGTGGCCTATGACGGCGGCGACTGGGAAACCAAGCACCGGCAAGCCGCGAGGGAGATGGCGGCCAGAGTGCGCGATGGCCTGCATATGCCTGCTGTTGCGGTTGCGGTGCCACCACCTGACCCAAACAACACTATTGATTAGATTGGGCCCATGACAGTTCTTGATGTCCTAAATGCACCGTGGGCGATCCTGCCCAACCGCTTGGAAGAAATTCAGGGGATTTACGCGGCCCGCAGCCGTGGGGAAGAACTGGACATTGCGGCAGTAGAGGCCAGGATTGGCCGGCCACTGGGAACAGAGCAGCAACAGGGCTATGAGGTGCGGAACGGCGCGGCATTGATCCCGTTGCATGGCGTACTGGCCCAACGGATGAACCTGATGACCAACATGTCAGGTGGCACCAGCACCGAGCTGTTCGCTCGTGATGTTCAGACCGCAGCGACAGACCCCACCGTCAAGGCGATCATTTTGCTGGCAGACACCCCAGGCGGCACCGTGGCTGGCACCCAGACCGCTGCGGCAGCGGTGCGGGCGGTGCGTGGTGTGAAACCTATCGCCACTATGGTTCAAGGCCTAATGGCCAGCGCTGGAGTCTGGATAGGCTCTGCCACTGACCAGACGGTATTGGACTCTGGAACCGCTCAGGTTGGCTCGATTGGTGTGGTTGCGACCCATGTGGACGTGAGCCAGCGAGAGCAGGCGATGGGTGTCAAGACTACCGAGATCGTGGCCGGCAGGTTCAAGCGGGCGGCATCGCAATATGGCCCGCTGACCGAAACCGGCCAAAAAGTAATCCAGGATCAAGTAGACTATTTGTACTCGCTGTTTGTCACTGATGTTGCCGCCAACCGTGGGGTATCGGTTGAGCGTGTTCTCGATGACATGGCTGATGGGCGAATGTTCATCGGTCAACAGGCGATTGATGCGGGCCTCGCGGACCAAATCAGTAGCCTGGACATGCTGATAGCTCAACTCACTGCAACCCCTGGCGCCTCCACTGGTGGGCGCTCTACCCCATTCACCCAGCCCCCCGCCCGTTTTGCTATGGATGAAAATCAACCCACGCCTCAGACCACTGCCGAATGGCTGGCGGCTAACCCCGAGGTCGTCGCATCATTGCGGGCCGAAGGTGCTTCCGCCGAACGCCAGCGGATCGCCGATGTTCGCGCCCGGTCCATGCCAGGCCATGAAGCCTTGATTGAACGCCTGGCCGCTGATGGTAAAACCACCGGCGTTGAGGCTGGCGATGCTGTTCTGGCCGCCGAAAGGGCCAGCTTGGCCAGTGTTGCGCAGGCTCGGCAGTCTGACGGGGCCCCCAATGTTCCGTACGCTCCTGCTCCTGACGGCAATTCTGAAGCTAAACCTGGCAAGACCTTTGCATTCTCTGGGGTTCTTGGCCCTGGAGCTGATGAGGAGGCGATTCACACCAGCGCATTGGCCTATCAGGCTGAGCATCCTGGCGCTAGCTATCAAGATGCAATTCGCGCCATCACCACCCAAGGAGGTAACTGATCATGGCCGTTGGTAATTACGCTGAAATCAGTCTGCCCATCAGGGCAACTGCTACCATTACCCAGAACCGAGCCATTAACTTTGCTGGCGCAGTTCCAGCTGCTGGCGCCAATGGTGCTGTTGCTGTGTTTGGTGGTGCCAGCGGTGACATGATCACCGTAAATGTAATGGGAACGGCCCAGGCCGAAGCCGGCGCAGCATTTGCCGCAAACATCGCTTTGGAATTTGATTCTGTTGGCCGGATGGTGACCCGAACCACTGGCGTTACCGTTGCCCGATCTATCACCGCTGCCGCTGCCGCTGGTGACATTGCCGAAGTCCTTCTTATCCCCAACTGATCATGCCCGCACAAAACCTCAGCCAGGCCCGTGCTGGCATCAGCCCCGTCAACACTGCGATTGCTCAAGGGTTTCAAAACTCTGAGTTTGTAGGGATGAACCTTTTTCCCCGTGTTCCCACGGGGGCTCGTGCAGGAAAGATTATTACCTTTACTAAGGAATCTTTCATGCAATACAGTAACATGGCTCGTAGCCCTGGCGCTAGAACTCCTCGCGTTTCGTTTGGTTATTCCGGGAATGACTACGGCCTTCAGGATTATTCCATTGAGGGCACGTTGCCCAAGGAAGTCAGGGAAGAGCAGCTTGATCCTTCTAAAGGTTTTACTATTGATGGTGCGACAATGGCCATCAATGGAGCGATGGATATTGTTGGCTTGCGTCTTGAAATTCAACAAGCCGCATTGGCTACTAATACAGCAAGTTATGATTCTTCTAATAGGATTACGCTTTCTGGTACAAACCAATTTTCGGACTTTAGCGGCACTAGCAACCCCGTCAAAGTTGTAAAAGACGCTAAAGAAGTAATTCGACAGCAAATTGGAAAACGCCCAACCGATTTAGTGATGGGGGCCGCAGTTTTTGAAGTGTTGACTCAGCATCCTGTGATCATTGATCGAATCAAGTATACCGGTCGTGACACTGCTACACCGGAGCTTTTGGCGTCACTTTTTGGCGTGCCAAATGTTTGGGTTGGAGATGCTATTCAGTCAAGCGATGCCGGCGTGTTTTCTGACGTATGGGGCAAAGACATGGTGTTGGCTTACACGCCGATTGCTAGCTTGGCTCAAATGGGAGCACCCAGTTATGGGTACACCTATAACCTTAATGGGTATCCAATGAGCGAGCCGGCTTATTACGAAAACAACGAGAAAACCTGGTGCTTCCCGGTGTCTAGCTGCGAAGCCCCCGCCATTGCCGCTAAAGCAGCTGGCTATCTGATCAAAAACGCAGTCGCCTGATTATGCTTTCCTACACCGTTCTCAATGGCCCTGTTGACCATGACGGGACCCGCTACGAAGATGGCGCCGAGATCCTCCGTCTATCTGCCAAAGAAGCCGCCGCTCTAGTGGCCCTGGAGGTTATTGGCGCCACCCCCGAAAGTGGCAAGAAAGCCAAGCCTGCGGAGCCTGGCGACTGATGGATGACCTGGATGACTTCCTAGACTCGGACCTGGATGTTGTCCCCGTGATAGCCGGCGCCATTACTGGTGACGGCTATCTTGATTTGAACAGTGAAATGATTTTTGATGGCAACCTGACAATAATTGATTATTTATTAACTGCACAAACCAGCAAGTTTGGAGGGTTGGGATATGGTGCAGCAATTAGCGTAAATGGCGAAACGTATAAAGTGGAAATGTCACCGCAACGGTTTGATGATGGTAAGTTTTGCAGGATCCCGCTAGCCAAGGTTGACGCCCCAGCCCCGCTGTATGTCATCCTCAACGGCGACCCAAGCGGAACAACCAACGATCCCGCCCCCACGGATCCGCCGATCCTGATATTCAACGGTGATCGGTAATGCCATATCAAGAGCAAAACGCGCTATTTCGCCAAAGAACATCAACCTTTGCCCAGGCAACGGCCCAGAATTTCATATTACTTGAAGGTGAAAAATGGTGGGAAGTTGACGCGGCAAATCTAACAACCGGGCGCAGCAAAACCGGGAAAGATGGCCGTGTTGTTAACGATGTGCTTGTCGGCACTGCGTTTAACGATCTGCCGTTTGATCCCACCGGCACGGGGGAAGGCGGCCCTGGAGACCCCACCAATCTGTCGGTCATCAACCGGACGGCCACGGGCCTAACGGTTGCCAGCTCGACGGGGAGCGACGCTGATGTCCCTTTGGTAACCGATCAGCTGGCAGGGCTCCAGGCGCCAAGCAACCGGGCCAAGGCTGAGGGGGCGGTGCAGGCCGTGGCCCTGACCCCCCCCAGCGGCTGGACCACCAGCAGCACCAACACTGCCAGTAGCGTCACCCTCACGCTGGGCCTGCCGTCAGGATTTAGCCTGCCGAGCAACAGCAGCCAGGCCAACTGGGATACGGCCTACTCGATGCGCGGGCAGTGGTCCGGCGGCGCCACCGGGCTTAATGCTGCCACGGGGAGGGCAAGCCTGGAGCTGGGCTCAGCGGCGCTGGCGGCGGCGGGAGATTTTGCTACCTCTGCCCAGGGGGCCCTAGCCGCGACGGCGGTGCAGCCTCCAGGGCTGGCCTCAACGCTGGCCGCCTACCTGACCACAGCCAGCGCAGCCAGCAGCTATCAGCCTCTCTCCGCAAACCTGACGGCCCTGGCGGCAAACAACGCGGCCTACTACCTGGCCCGAGGCAGCCATACCGGCACACAGCCCCTGAGCACCATCAGCGGCCTAGGGACCGGGATAGCCACAGCCTTGGCGGTGAATGCCGGCGCCGCGGGGGCCCCCGTGCTGTTTGACGGGGCAGGGGGCACTCCCTCCAGCCTGGGCCTTTTGAACGCCACTGGGCTCCCCCTGGCGACCGGGGTGTCTGGGCTGCTGTCGATCGCCAATGGCGGTACGGGCACAGCCACCCCAGGGCTGGTGGCAGGCACACACGTGACCATTACCGGCACCTGGCCCAACCAAACCATCAACGCCACGGGTGGTGGCGGCGGCGGCGGCGGCGG